ACACGTCACCTTGATTTCGTCGGTGCCGTCCAGCGCTTCGGTGTGCGTCGCCGCCGTAACGTCCAGCCGCCCAAGGTTCACGCCCCAGCGCGAAAAGCGCGTGAAGCCAACTTTTCTGATTAAAGCCATCGTTCCCGCCATTCCAGCACCGCGCTTCCGCCGCTTAGTTGCAGGGTCGTGCGGCCATTGATCGTGAAGAAATCCGAATCGAGCGTGACGGCGGCGGCTTGGCTGTTGACGGTCGCTCGCTCTAGCGCCATGTCAACGCGCACGGTGCTTGTGCTTGTGACGCTCGACGCAAGCTTTACTTGCTCGCCCGTGTCAACGTTCCTGATATACCAAGCCGCGCTTGAAGACGGATTGGCGGTGATTGCCAGATGCGCGGGACGGTTGCCGCCCGCGTTCACCGTGAACGTTCCCGCCTTGACCTCAACGCGGCGCTTGTTGCCGTAATAGAACGGGTCGCCGACGTGAAACGTAACCGTTGTGCTTGGGCAAGCGTCCGTGATCTCGCCCAAGTCTGTTGACCCGCTCACGATTGCCAAAAGGTAGCGCGTGGGGTCATCCGGCAGCACCAGCGGCGCGGGTTCGTCGGTGCATAGCAGTTCCGCCAGCGCATGCCGAACCGTCGCCGCGTCGCGCCTGTCATCGCTTCTTAGCCAAATGTCAACCGGCAGGTCATAGCCCCCGAAGTAGGCCGATTTGAACAACTCCCCGTGACGGCCTGAAACGCTCTCGAAGTTCGCGTTTACAGGTGCCATGATTGGCCGGTTGACCTTACAGCTTACTAGGGCGCTTAGATCGTGCCCGTTGAATATAACGCGGTCTGTCTGCGCCCGCTTCATCCTACGTTGCAACGCTCACACCCCTTTGCTTTAGCTTGCTTGCAATCCCAAGGCCGATTTGCTGGCCTGTCTGGTACGCGTCCGCGTTGCCCGCAACCGTCGCGTTTACCTCTACGCTGACGGCGATTTGCTGCGCGGGCTGTCCGCCGTTGAACGCGTTGTTAACCGCACGTTCTATGAAGTCCCATAGCTGCTTTTCTGGTGCCACGTACTCGCCGCCAGCTTCGCCAACGCCGATGATCGAAGCTTTGTCGAAATAGCCGCCCTTCGCGTACCAGTCAACGGAAATGCTAGGCAGCTTCACGATGCCGCCTATGTCGTTCCAAGAAACGTTGAAGTGCGGCATCTTGATTTTCGGTAACTCAATCTTGATGCCGCCAAAGGCGTTCATGATCTTGTTCGGAATGTCCTTAATCCAGTTCCACGCGTTTTCAATGGGGTTCTTCATGAAGTCGCGCACGCTGTTGAACACGCCGTTGACCTTCTCGCCCAAGCCCGGAAAGCCAAGCTTGTTGCCTATGGCATCGGCGACGCGCACGGCGTTTTGCTGCGCGTTGTCCATCTTCTGGCTGATGTTGTCCCTGATCGCGTTAAAGGCGTTGGCGGCTTCGGCCTTTGCTGTTGACCAGTCGCCGGACAGGGCGGCTTGCAGGGCGCTGCCCGCGCTGCTGCCCATCTGCTTTGCTGTGTTCATGTCGTTTTGCACAGTGGAAGCGATGCCGCCGAAGTACGTTTGCGTGGCGGTCTGTAGAGTGTTCCACTTGTCGGAAACCCAATCAGCCGCCCCCTGTGCCTTTTCGGAAACGGTGCTTTTGATGTTCTCCCAAGCGTTGCTTGCGTCTTGCTTGAACCCTTCCCATTTGCTCGCAACGTCGCTTTTAAACTGCTCAACGCCGCTTGTCACGGTATCCCATACACCGCCCCAGAACTCACCGGCACCGCTAAGGAAGTCGCAAACGCCCTGCCACTTCTCCGAAATCCAGCCGGTGAAGTCAGCCCACATCTGCTTGCCCGTCTCGGTCTGCGTAAAGAACCATGTAAGACCGGCTACCGCTGCGCTTACCGCAGCGATGCCAAGGCCGATAGGGTTAGCGGTGATAAGCCCGGTTAGGCTCTTCCAGCCGCCGCCAAGGCCGCCGAACTTACCGCCCAGACCGTCGGCCTTTCCGCCAAGGTCAACGAAGCCGCCCGCAATGCTCTTGATCGCGCCGCCGATGGGCGCGGCGCTCTGCATGAACTTGCCAACGGCGGTAGTAACCCCGCCGAACGCCAGCACGCCCAACCCAAGGTTCTTGACTAGTTCCTGCTGCTCCGGCGAAAGCGATTTGAACCAATCCGACGCGGCTTGAAGCGCCGGTGTCAGCTTGCCTAGAATCTCGCTGCCGATCTCGGTTACCATCTGCTTTACCGGCAATGCTGCTTCGCCCATTTCGCGCATGGACGTTTCTAGTTCGTTTTGCGCGTCGCGGCTTGCTAGCAAGTCTTTGTTGGTTTCCTGAAACGCCTTGCCAGCATCCCCGTAAACGCCCGCCAAAGCGTCCGTTACAAGGGTCGCTCGTTCCTGCTCGGTCTTGCATGCCGCCAGCGCTTCGTTAAAAGCGTCTTCTTTGGTCTGACCCTCTGCAATGGCCTTGTTGAACGCCTCTTGCGCGGCAGAGTTGCCGGACAGCGCATTGCTCCACTGCTCGGCGCTCGCCGTTGACCAGTTGAGCGCATCGGCGAAACTGCCGGTTACCGCACCGGTATGTGCAGTTTCCTGCGCCGTCTCTGCCAAGTTCTCCAACGGCAGAGCGTCGCCGAACGTCGCATAGGCACCGGCTGCAATGTCAGTCCACTTCTTCAATTCCTCTTCGTCTTGCGTGAGCCTGATTAGGTTCTGGCTCGCTTCGGTGGCGGTGTCGCCGTCGCCCAAGATGCGGTAGAAGTTCGCATAGGTGGTCTGCGCTTGCTCAACGGTGCTTCCGGCGCTGGTGAAAGCGGTTTCAAGCTGATTATTCTTCGCTATGGCTTCTTCCTGGCTCTCCGCAAGGGCGGTCAGGCCGGTTGCCGCCGCCGTGATGCCGCCGGAAATAGCAAGACCGCCGCGCTCAACGCCCTTTCCTGCCTTTTCCAGCTTGTCGGCGTTGTCTTCGATGGTCTGGCCGAACTTGTATAGCTTGGTTTTCGACGCTTCGGCTTCGCGTGATGTTTCGGCAAGTTCCTTGCCGTATGATTCAAGCTGGTTTTCGCATTGCAGGATTGCGCGTTTAAGGCTGTCGTATTGTCGTTCCTCTTCGGCGGTCAGCCTAGCGCCGCTCTGCTGCTTCGCTTCAAGTTGCGCAAGCGCCTGTTTGTACGCGTCCAACTTCTGTTGCGTCTCGCCATAGGCGCTGTTAAGCGCCTTGACCTTTTGTTGCAGCAAGTCGGTGTTGCCGGGGTTGAACTTCAAAGACTTGTCAATTTCCTTCAAATCCGCTTGGGTCTTCTTGGATTCGCTAGAAACCTTCTTCAAAGCCCCTTGAAGTTCGGTAGTGTCGCCGCCGAACTTGATAACAAGCCCTTTGTAGCTTACCGCCATGCCGGTTCACCTTCTTTCAATTCTCAAAGTGCATGAGCGCTTCAAACACCGCGCCCGCTTGGGTGCGGTGCCGTGAAACGTTCACTAGCCCCAAAATGCCGCTTCTGCCTTACGCGCCTTTTCGTCATCGTCGTAGTTGGCGGCGGCATCGGCGTAGAACGCGTGAATCTCCAACAGGTCTTTGACCTGCCGGAAGCTAAGTTGCTGCAAATCGGTGATAGAAAGACCGCATTGCTGACAGTCGTACAGATAGCGAGCGTCGCACGCGTCTGACAGATTGCTAGGCAGTGGCGGCGCTGGCCGCTTCGGCGGGCGCGGCTTCCACTCCATCGGGCGTTGAAGGAAAAAAGTTGTCCTCGACAATGCCCATCACGTCAGCCGCCCAACCGTCCCCCTTCTGTAGGTCGAACGCGGCGGGCGGAAGCGATTTCACCCACTTGTCAAAGCCAAGCCCCCAACGCGGCTTCGCGGTCTTGATGCACGCATAGGCGATTTCAAGAAGCGCCGTCATAGACGGCATACCGCAAGACTGCATCGTTTCAACGATCATGCCCACGTCTTCGTTAATGTCCTTGGGGCGCGTCGCTCCGTTGGGCTTCTCAACGCTGAACGTGCGCGAAAACACAATGGGCGTGAAGCCGTTGAACGTGGCTTCAAACTCCATCCCTTCGCCGAAGTCGATAACCATTACTCGCCCCCGTCTTCACTCTGCGCGGGGTCGTCTCCCGTACCGGGCTTCTTCTCTAGCAGCCCGTCAAGGTTGACGGCATCGAAGAACGTGTCATAGTCCGCAAGACCCGTGAAGCTGTCATAGCCGCTCGTGCGGTCATCGGCGTTGCCACCGGGGGGAACAATGGGCTTCCACGTAAAGGGATAGTCAAGCTGCGTGATCTCCGGCGTGTCGCTGTTGGTGGTGAGCGTCTGCGACGGCTTGGAAAGCTGGCACATCAGCAGACAGCGGCGGCGCCCTAGAACGTGGCCGGGCTGCTCGCACATAAACGCAAACTTCTTGGGCTTCTTGTTCGCGCTAAGGATGGTGCGCCCGTCCTCGGCAATCGTGTAGCCCACCAGATCGGCGATAAGCTGCCGGTTCTCCGGCGTGCCCTCGGTGTCGTAGAAACTCATTGTGCCGCTGCCGCCGTTGTCCTGCTGCTCTTCCAACCAAACTTCGTTGTCCGCATGGCTGGTGCCCGTCTCAACGCTCGGTTCCATGCTGATTTCGACGGTACCGGCCATATGCACCGGCTTTTCGTAGGTGAACTTGTCTTCGTCGGTGCAGATCGCAAAGTGAGAATTGCGAACGCCGAAAAAACCATTGCGTGCCATTTTCAAGGCTCCTATCTACTCGGTTACGTTGACGGAAAACGACGCTTCAATGAGCCGTTCGCCGTCTAGGTGTGTTATTGCTTTCTCGAATGCGCAGCCGGATGCGTCCAGCGCGTCGGCAATCTTGCTTTCAAGGTCATATGAGCGCTGCGCGGTGTAAAGCAAGATTTCGTAGGGCATCCAACGCGCCCAAGCGGCGTTGTCGGCATAGACCGTTTCGCCGAAGCCCGCTTCAAGGCTCATGTAGGGCGGGGCGGGCTTGTCATCGTCTGAAAAGCCCTCGTTAGCCCAAGGGATGCCCAGACCGTCAAGCACGCCGCAAAGCTGGTCAAGCGTTATCACGTCGCATCACCGCCCGCCGCGAACTCGCGCCCCACCTCTTCGGCCACGGCTGCAATAACGCCGTCACCCGGCGCAACACCGTAGGTCTTGCCGGTCTGGTTCTTGACCTTGTGGCCTTTTTCAAGCAGGTGCGTTAGCTGGTATTGCTTGTTATGCACCGTCACTTCAACGCCCTGCTCCAAGCTTGCGTGGTCTGTGGTGCTAGTCCAGCCCTTCGCGTACTTGCCGGAACGCTTGCGGCTCTCGGCTTTCAGGCGCTTAACCGCCGCTTTTCCAGCGTCGGCGGCTCTCTGCTCCAACACCGCTTCGTTTTCGCCTATGCAGTCGCGCATGGCGGCGGCAATCTCGCGTTCAATATCGTTGCTAACCCTGCTCACGGTCGCCCACCCTCTCAACAAGCGTTAGCCGCACGTTGTCCGGCGAACGCTCCGCACGCTCAACGGCAAGCAACGCGCCGTTGAACTTCACCAGCGTTTCGCCGCGATAGGCGCACGCCCTCAACTCGATTACCGCTTGCGGCTTGATGCCCGCCGCGCTGGCGGCGTAGTAAGCTGCCGCGCTGATGCTGTAGACGTTGCACGGAACGTCCCGGAACGCAAGCGAAGTTGACACAACGCCGCGCTTGTCGCGCGTCTGCGTCTCGGTGGCAAGCTGGCACGTGCCAGCCCACATACTCATTGCGCGCCCGCTTCGGCCTTGCCGCCATGCTCGGTGCTTCCGGCCATGCGGCATAGCATTTCGCCGAATGAGCGCATGAGCCTGTCAGCGTCCGGGTTGTCCATGCCGAAGTTAGCCTTGACGTAGGTTTTCACGGCGACGCGCACGCTTGCGTCATCGTCGCTGTTGGCCTTAGCGTCGGAAACGCCGCCCGCAACCAGTGCGGAACGGGCGGCGCTCACAAGGTCGGCTATCTCTTCGTCATAGCCGGTGTAATCGGCAGGGATGCGCAGGGCGCTACGGCAAGCCGCCAGAAGGTCGGCTTTGTTTTCGTCTGCCATCGGTGGCACCCCCTTAGATCACTTAGGCGGATGCGCCGCCGATGGTAAGCTGCGTGAAGCCCTGCGGGACGGCAAGGCCGCAGTCATAGAGCAGGTAGCCGTCGAAGCAATGGCGCTGCGTGCCGTCGGTGGCGACGTAGCCGGTAACGTCGATGCCGTCAAAGACGTTGCCTTTGACAAGATCGGGATAGCCAGCGCGGATAACGCCGTCAGGCACGCTATCGTCCTGCTTAACGTACTTTCCGAAGATGCGGCCTTGCACGGCGGGGTCTTCGGTCTTCTCGTCAACGAAGTAGCTATTGCCGTTCTTGTCCTCAACCATGGCAATGTAGTTCCAAATGGTGTCATTGTTGGCGTAAACAATTGCGCCCTTCGGAACGGGATTGCCAAAGGTTTTCAGAAGCCCGAACATCTTAGTAATGTCGGCCTTGGTCAGCGTGCCAGCCTTGGCACACGTAATGAGGTTCGCGGCGGCAATGCCAAGCTTCGCATCAGTCAGGCGGTCATGTACAAAGGCGTTAGCCGCAACCGCGATGCGGGCGGCAACCTCTTTGATAAGCCATGCTTCGAAGCCATCCATAGACTGAACGGCCATCTTGCGTGAAAGCTTGGCGGTCTTCTTGATCTCTTCGCCAGCAAGCGCGATGGTGTCAAATTCGTTCTGCTCGTCGGCGGGCGCTTCGCCCTCTTTGGTCTTCGCCGCATCGCCCTGCGCAATGCCGGTGTGGCGCACCAACTCATACTGATGCTTGAAGTTGTCGCGGCTAACGTCGCCGAACAGCACCGCCGAATTGTCAACAAGGCTGATGATCTGACCTTGAATCTCCTTCGGAATGACGGCATCGGTGTTGGTGGTAAGCGCGGTGAACGCCGCACGCTC